CCGTAGTGATAGTTACAGTTACTGTGCCCACAGCACCAGTACCAACTAATTTATTAGTTATACCTAAATCAAATTCGTTTCCTAAACCAACAGGATTAAATCCGTACTGGTAGCTTCTTGAAGTAGAAGTTTCAAATCTAGTATTATCTGGTCGTGGGTCTCGTAGAGCTTGAGCATCTTGCACTATGTACGCACCCAAACTAAGCTGAGGGTGATCTTTTTCAAAACACTCAGGACATACCTTTATATTAACACTTGTTGCTTTAATAACAAGGGTTTTTAACTCTTTTAGCTTATAAGTGAATCCGCATCTATCACATTCACCTTTAGCTCTTTCGCCTTTAGCATATTGTCCCATTAATACAAAAACTCCCTAGGTGCTAATCTAAGAGGGGCTTTTTCCCTATCTTCACTAGAAGCTATCATCCACTGCTCTTCATACTCTTGCTTTAGGAAAGGTAATTTTGGAGCAGCATTTGGTAGTTTTAAAGCTAAATAATACGATAAACCTGCTACAAGACAAGGCAACATTCTTGCAGGTACATCTTGAGTTTCTACCCCGTCACCCGCATCATGTATCTTTCTCATCCTAAAATACACTAATGTATATGTATTACTTTGATCTGGTGCAGGCCATACCTTTATCTTGGGTGATACTTGCCTGTCAATAAATATCTGTATAGGCCTACCTGTGGCGTTTTTATTTGGTATTGACGCATAAGTGCTAACTGATATTCTACTTATAGTTATGTCAGATTGATTAGATCCAGACCCAGTTCGCACCTGATGTTCTAATAAATCAATTGTATCTGCTGGCAAGTCATATTCAATAGTATCTTTAACTAAAGGTATAGAGCCTTCTGTTATTGTCCATAAATTTATACCTCTATTTGCCCAATCTAAAGTTAGTAAATTTAAAGAACGTCTAGCAGTAGACAAATGATAACCTGTACGAAGCTCTGTATCACATCTAGCAAAAGCTTCTTCTACTATTTCATTTACGTCTAAATCAAAAGATGTTGTTCCAGTTGTACTCATTTTTTCGCTTTCACACTATTTATGTATTTTCTATAAACACTAGCAGCATCTTTTTTACCCATAACTTTTGCCCTTTGTTCCATGGCTATAGCTGCTTGTATTTTATGAGCTTTTGATCTGCCACTATTTCTAATTTTACTTACACTTTTTACTGCATCATTTCTTGTAGCAAACTTTAATCCTTTTATTGTGCCCTTGGGGTTCTCATCCGTATATAAATCAGAATGTTTTTTAGACCTTGCGGGTTGACCTGGCTTTCTTGGTATTCTTGGATTTGACAATCGTTTTGACATTTGTTGGTTTACCTCCTGGATTACCAGCAGCTCTTTTTCTTTGTACTGCAGATTTACGTTGTGCCGAAGTCATAGACTTAGCCTTTGACCTAGGAACGCATTTTGGATAACCACGCTTACTATCTCCTTTTGCAGACTTACGTCCACAGGCTTGGTATTTGCCTTTTTTCTTAGGGGCACCTATGTCTACCCAATCCCCTTTAGAGCCTTTACCAAACCATTCTTTAAGGGACATTATGCGTAGCCTCCACCTCTTGCCTTATACGTTTTGACTAACCAGCCATTCGCATAAGCTGACGGATATACCTTAAATTTCCGTTTTGCCTCAGCTTTTACTCTTGCATACAAAGCTGGATTCGTTGGTTTAGAACCTGATTTTTTCTTAGTAGTTTTTTTCTTAGCTGCCATTATACTCCTCCATTATATTATCTAGGCCCTGAGCTAGGAAGTGCCATAGATTGGCCCATGCCTAAAGAACCTAACCCTACATTAGGCTGTCCCGGAGCACCCGACATCATCCTACCTAGCCCTGCACCGCCTACACCTAACATATTTAATTGCTGTGCCATACTTGGTGTCATACTTGGTGCCATAGGTGACCCTCTTCGCATAGGCCCACCTCTTCTTCCAGCACCTAAATATCTTTCTAAACTACCTCGTAACTGAAAAAGAGACTCAGCTTGATTGTTAATCTGCTGTAACAAACTTCTTACTCCAGGAGTAAAATCAAACTGATTACCACCACCCATACCTCCAAAAGGGCCTCCCATACCCCCAGAACGTGGAGGCTGGTAAGGAGACACTGGCACAGGTGCAGGTCTACGAGGAAAAGAGTCTACCTGAATACCCGGTCCAGTATAATTACTAGGAAAAGGACTCATTACGCTCTAGTCCTTCCTCTTGAAGCTACGCCATCACGCTTTCTCTTACCATTTGCTTTAGCCATTTTTGTTCCGCCTTTAGCACCACCTTTAGCCATCTTAGTTTTCTTTTTCTTTTGGTCTTCAATAGCACCACCAATAGAATACCCTTTTGCCATCATACCGCCACCTGCCATTTTGACAGAACCGCCTTTAGCCATTTTGACAGAACCACCCTTAGCCATTTTAGGTTTGATAGCACCGCCTTTAGCCATTTTAAGAGCTCCGCCTTTTGCCATTTTAATAGCACCGCCTTTTGCCATACCTTTTGCCATTTTATTACCACGTAACATTTTAAAATCCTCCCCGTCAATTTTGTTATTTTTGTTTACGTCTAACTTTTTTTGGTTTCCGGTTAACTGCTTTTTCATTTGAGTCCTCGCTATTGTCATGATATAAATTATTAAAAGTAGTTTCTGGGTCCATATAGGAATCGTCTTGCTCCGCACAATGTGTAAACTGAGAAGGTCTAAAATCTGGAGCACCCTGACCAGTTACCCATAAAGCTGGGCTAGTTACACGTATTCTGTTATTTGGTAATGCTACCATGTTACCTTTCCATTGACCATCTGTTAACACCATAACATGACTCTGCTTATGTTGGGCTGGACAGTCTGCAATTTCGCTTTCGGTGTAGTCCACAGTGAAGAGATATCTTGCTGTATGAAATTCCCCTGCAATTTTTGCAAGCCAGGGGCTAGGTTTACACCTGTCAAAGGACACAATTGAGTGGTAGTGCGATGGGCAGTCCCACGGCTGTGCGAGGTGTGTTTCCATTCTTTCCGGCCACTCATCCATTGGGATGTCCCCACATAATCCGGTGAGCGGTAGGCGAGCCCACATGGCCCCGCCATGGGGTCCAACTTCTCCTTCTTCTCCTTCGCATCCTGTAAAGATGATTTGGAAACTGAGACATCGGTCTGGCATTGTCGTGACTGCAACTGCCAACCCATGTATGAACTCTCCGTGGTACTTTTGATGTCCATGTGTATATTCTTTCCTAACCCATACTTTTGTGTATGGAATGTTACTAATTAAATAAGCCACCCTTACCTCCTACGTTATAGTTAAATCTTTCTTCCTTTTGTTTTACCTCTTTTAGCTATACCATCAATTTTTCTCTTAACAAGTCCACCCCTTCTCAACTTTTTATACGGTGGCTTTATTAACTTCAAAAAACCTATACCTCCAGCACCTCCACCACCACTGCCACCACCTTTTGGTCCACCGCCTTTTGTCCCACCTTTTTGGTTAGATATTTGTTTCTTAGTTTCCTCATATTTTTTAGGTACGTCTTTTTCAAGAGCTTCAGGATTTTCAGCCTCCATTCTTGTACGAACGGTTTCTAATAGTTTACCTCCTGATAAGTCACGTTTATTTTTGCGAATTTTACGTTTTCTACGCTCTTCATCGTTCATTATACTTTCCTACCTTTGGTCTTACCTCTTTTAGCTATACCATCAGCTCTTTTAGAAGCGTTACCATGAACCAAGCCTCCATGCTTCATAAACAAAGGATTGCCTCCTCTTTTTTTAGTTCCAGTTTTTACATTAGTAGTGCCTTTGACTCGGTTACTTGTTTGAGTGGGTTTAGTTGATTTAGTGCTACCATAACTAGACTTACGTGGGTCGTTAGCAGCAGGTTCTGGCATTTTATATTGAGAAGACGAATCTCTTTTTTGTCTTCTATTAAACGCATCTTGATAACTTCCGCTAACTCTTCCGCCTCGCCTCATCCTTTTTTTACCTGGCATGTTACCTTCTAATTGAGCTTTCATAGAAAGACCAGCACCTCCACCGCCTAACCCAAGAGACCGTGTAGCTTTATCAGTGTCCGAAGACGACATGTTTTTAATACGATTTTTTATATATTTTTTACGCTCTTCTGGTGTCATATTTTTTATTTTTTCACGTTCTTCTTTAGTCATTTTACTTCCCCCAAAAAAATTGTTGAATCATTATGATAAAAGCAGTTACAGCACTACCTGCACCCGCTGCCCACATAAGCGTTTTCCATCCACCTTTAGCTTCTGATAATACAGCATGTATCTCTACTAGAGACTTTTTTATCTCTTCAATGTCAGCTTTCATCTCATCCATATCTTGCTGCATATGTTTTATCTCATTACCCTGGACAGCAACTGTACTATTTATGTCCTTGTTGAATATTTTCTGTATCTCTTCTTTTTCCATTTTTCTACCTTGAAAAGCCGTTACTGTATCTACTAGCACTTCCATCTTCTCCTAGCTTGCCGTAAACGACTGTTTGGGTTCTTAGCCGCTTTAGGAAATTGTTTCATCTGTCCAGCAGAACGAGCACAAAATGACTTACGTCTTTTTGCATCTTTAGAACCTTTTTTAACTTTGCCTGTAACAGCGGTTTTTAACTTAGAACCAGGATTAGCTCTGCGGTATGCGGCTACGCCTTTAGCAGTCATACCTGCCCCACTTTTTGTAGAGCGAAAATTACCAGACTTCACAGAAGTCTTGATTCCCATTCCTTTACGTTTCTTTTTCTCAGCCATTATCTCTCCACAAAAACTTTAACATATCTAATATGATCAGCCTGCGGGCCTATAAGCAATGCAGTAACTCCATCAGGTATCAGTATGGGGTGGTCAAGTGTAATAACTATAGGGTTTTGTTTTTGTGAAATTACTCTGCTACTAAAACCCCACCTATGAGCGAAATAAAGATCTGTTCCGCCAGGTACAGAACCATCTCTAGCAAAAGTGTTAGTTGTAAATCTTACATTTAAATTAGCCGCACCTGCTTCAGTTACTTTAATATCTGACATAACACCATAAAATCTTGTAGGTTTAGTTACATCATCCGAAAAGTATTTCCTATTATTGCTATAATCTAATGCAAGAGGTAAGTCAATAAGTTCCATATTCACCCTTCATATGTTATATGTATACCACTTGCATAAATAGCCGCATCTGCAGAAACCAGACGCACTGCTATGCCATTATCAAACATAAGGCCTCTACCGGGTAAATTTACATGGAAAGGGTTTTGGTCAGAAGCCTTTATAGGTACATTAAACATTAAAGTGCCATCGCCCGTAGAGCCGTTTAAAAAAGAATACGTTGCGGTCGTACTATCCAAAGTAAAAGATCTTAACCTAGCTCTTTGGCCTACAGGCACTAGTTGTGTTGCTGTACCGGAACCAAAAGCTGTAGTTGTACTACTTCTTTTTACATCGCTAGGTTTCTCAGCCATTATCTCTCCACAAAAATATTAATTGACCTGTCTAATATGTGGTTTGAGTCTGAACCATGAAACAGGAGTGTAATACCATTTGGTGAATAAAGAGGACCAGGTAACATAATTTTAAATGGGTTTTGTTTTTCTGATGCTGGGTTAGGGTTTTGAAACCTAAATCTAAGAAAAGTGGTTTTAAAATCGGGGTCATTACCGGGCGGAAGGAAATTGTCTCTAGGTACGTCATTAGGTAAAAGAAAAAATTGAACATTTGATATAAAAGATTCGGTTCTTTTTAAATCAAAAAACATTCCATAGAATCTCGTAGGTTTATTTACATCGTCTGAGTAGTATCTGAAAAAACTATTAGATGTATCAACAAATGACGTATTAACGATTTCCACATTTACCCCTCATAAGTTATAACAATACTACCCGGCCCCATAGCATTATCAGCACTTGTACAAAGATACCCTATTCCATTATCAAACAATATACCATCTCCCGGAATATTTACATGAAAAGGATTTTGATCTTCTGCTCCTATAGCTACCTCAAACACTACATTTCCACCACTAGCAGAACCGTTTAGATAAGTATGTGTTCCAGTTTGACCGGGTACAGTAAAAGACCTTAATCTAGCCCTTTGACCTACAGGCACAAGTTGTCCGGTAGCCGCACTATTTACAGATTGAGTTCCAAGATGTCCTACTTTAAGATCACCCATTATTTAATCCTCATCTACTTCATAAAATATAGCAGAGTCTCCAGTATTTACCCCAGAGCTATTTGCATACTGTATAAATACACCATTTTGAAAAGGTATACCATTTCCCGGCATTGTAATAACTCCTTTATACTCTTTAGAACGATGGAAGTAAACAAATAACACAGAACCACTCGCACTACCATCTTTTAATGTTATTGTTCCAGTTCTACCACCTAGGCACACCGCTCTTAAATTTCCTTCAGTACCACCCACTAGTACTGTGTTGTTACCAGAACAATTTGCGGCTCTAATATCTCCCTCGTCAGGTGCTGGAGGAAGCAGACCTGCAACTCTACTTTGTTTCAGTCTTTTTCGTATACCCATTAGTCTATCTCATAAAAAATTACAATATCTCCAACCTCATGATTTGGGAATCCTTGCAAATTAAAAAATACTGTAGCTAACCCATCATCAAAAGCTATACCGTTTCCGGGGAACTCTATAAAATTTGTTTTATATCGACTACCTGAACCGGGTTGATTTCTCAACTTAAATATAATTTTATCGTTACCTGAAAACGTATTACCGTTTCTTAATGTAATAACTCCAGTACGCATACTTAAGGATATAGCCCTTACATGCCCTGATGTACCTGCACCTAATATATTTGTGTTGTTAAAATTACCTGAGTCGTGCACAAAAGCAACTATATCACCCCCATCAGAAGCAGGCGGTTCTATAGGGCTGACCCTGTTACGTTTTAGCCTTTTTCTAATGCCCAAGGTTTACTCCTTAGGAATCAGTTACATTTAGATTAGCGTTTTGTAAATATTTAACAGTTACGTCAGCAATACCTTCATCACCATCTACTATACCTGTTGGGTTAAATGTAGCGATGACTGTACGATCACCAGTGCCGATATTTATAGAGGCAGTAGCCATTCCTGTACTTTGTGTTAAAGCGACTGCTTTAGCATTTGCACCATTTAATAAAGCTGTTGTAGCTCCTGAAAAACCAACAGAAAGAGTGGCTGCTGCAGAATTATTAGAAGCCTCTACAACATTAAATGAAACTTCTGTAATTTTAGAGTTTGCTGGTACGACACCGACTGTTGTTGTAGCGGTTGCACCAACAATATCTACTACTGCTGATTGAGCCATGATTACGAAACCAGTGTTTGAAGTAGCTCCGTCTTTTTTATCGCCCGCTTTAATTGGGCCTGAAAATGTTGTTGTTGCCATTTTTATCTCCGTGTATTAGCACATCGTCATACATTCTCTAATACGTCTGCTAGGTCAGTATGTATGACTAATTAACCCTAGTTATTTTTTGATAGTTTCTTTAAACCAATTATAAGGTTTTTCAGAAAAATCTACCATTGCTTTTGCCATAGAAGAATTACAGTCTATAACATTCTTTGTTGTGTCGTTCACTTGTTTTGTCCAAGCGTCCCAAAATTTTAAAACTAAATCCATTTATATCTCCTTAAAAAGGAAAGGGGGCGAAACGCCCCCACCCTATTATGATGCTCCAGGTGAACCAAACATTCCCAAAGGATCGGAAACGCCAAATGAATAACGCTCACGAGCTTTGTAACGTACGTTACCTGTATCAAAGTCTCCATCCATAGATGTGGCCATAGGTGCACGGACGAAATGCTTTAACCCGTTAGGTACATCTGTAGTTAAGAAGAAGGCGTTGGTATCAGTTAGATAATGGTTAACTGTATACCCCTCTGGGATAGAACCGTTTGTACGGAGTGCGTTAACGTCATTATCGGCTGTACCGACTCTTTGATCTGTCTCTAAAATTCGTGTTGCCACAAACTGTAGAGCAGGAGGTATGATGAGCTTTCTAGGTCTAGCTGCAATTAACAAACCACGCTCGTCTGTCCAAGCTGCAATCTGAATTACTGCATCTTCTAAAGATGTTTCGTTCAAATCTGCACCTGTGGTTGGACGGTTACTGTTTGTTCCACCATGAACTAATGGGTGGTCAGTTGCAAATAAAACTTTGCCGTCACCATATGTAGGATTTCCTGTCCCAGTAAACCCTTTGTTGAGAACTGCAGCAGCTTTAACCTGCTTGGTATAAGCCATGGCACGAGCTAAAGCCTTTGTATAACGAGCACCTAGACTATCATAAAGATTGTCTTCGGAAGCCTCTTCTGTTATCGCAAAGCCCATAGCAACAGTTTCATGGGTGTACCTAGCTGTGAAAGCTTCTTGTGCGTTGTCATATTCTACAGAGGCACCTTCAGTTTTCACTGGAGCTGCACCAAAGCCAGAAAGCTTTGTCTCTTCTTCAAACGAACGCTCAGAAGTTTCCTGCTCATAGATCTCCTTGTGCTCTTCACCATACTTCTGGTACTCAAGCCCAAACAAAGCATTTAAGCCGGGAAGGAGTTCTTTTAGTAATTGTGCTCTTGAAATAGCCATTTAAAGTCTCCTTATACGCCTAATGAGTTGTCATACGAATGTACGCCAACGTTAAATTTAACAATAAACTCAGGGAAGTTATCACCTTCGGTACCTTCAACAACATCAATAATCCTAACAGCGAAAGTTTCAGTTGCTGCTAAATTACTACCATTAGCGTCAATTTTAAGACTTACGCCTGAATTACCTGTTGTTGTGCTACCAGATGTACTAAAGTCCAACTCTCCGTTTTTACCAACAGCACCAGCAAAACCAGATCCGCCTGTACCACTGTTAAACGTACCTAAAGAGTTATTCCCTTGGATCTTATACAACTGTCTAGGATCATCGTTAACCATAATTTTAACTGATGTAAACCCATTAGTTACAGAATTAGCTGGGAGGTGTTGGTCAAATTGCAATTGTCCCTTAGTGTCAATGTATTGAGCTCCTACCATAACTCCTACAATACCTGGTGTACCGTTTGCAGATGTAGATTGCAAATCGTTAGCCAAAGGTGTAGAAGATACAGCGGCTGGTAGTCCAGTAGAGTTCAACACAACTAAGTCACCGTTGAAAATTGCGGCAGAGTTATTAGCTTTCACATGGAAATGTCTAATAGCACCGCCATTATAGGGTGCACCACCAATCATATTGGTAGGTTTTAACCCAAAAGGGGAAGCAGTAGCTGCCATTTTAATCTCCTAATTAAATTATTTACCTTTTCCAAAAGACACCGAGGTTTTATGCTCTTTAAATATAGGTGCTCTTGGATCGCTTTCTCTCATGAGATTATTATCTACAGACTCCATTTGTTGTTTAGCCTGTGTCAAATAATGCTCATTTCTCTGTTGAACAAATTCACTAGGAGTCTTACAAAGAAGTAAACCACCAATCTCTATACAACCGGGATGTCTGCTATTAACGTCAGCCATCAATTTCATATGTGGTTGCTCTTCTGCTTTAACGGGTTCCCACCCCTCACGCAATTTCATAGAAATATTACGAGGATCAGGGTCGTTTAAAGTAGCAGTTCGCACCCATCTATATTCAAAGCCAACTTCTTTTTTAGGCTCCGGTAACGTAGAGGGAGGTGCCCAACTTTTTGGACGCACTTGTGAATCACGGTTCTCGTGAGGTCTATTTATTCGTTTTTCAGCCATTTCTATTCTCCAATCTTATTAACTCTTTAGCATATTGTTCTGGTGACAAACCTAATTTCTTCGCCAAATTTACCTGCGATGACGTTAGCCGTATCTTTT